TATTACACTTACTAGTGTCACAATGGATGACCAGTTTGAAGGAACATTCGAAGAACGTAGAGTACTCGAATATACACTAGAGTTTTCTATGAAGATATACTTCTTTGGGCCTGTGTCTACTGGAAATGTTATTAAGAATGTTATTGAAAGAGACTATATCAGTGACAGTACAGGACAGTTTACCTCAACACAAATTGATGGTGCAGGTCTTATCAAAGAAGTTAAACACTATGAACCTGCATTCGCTGAGACTGCAAACGCAGTATCTAACTCAACATCAGTGACATTTGACACTGCAATAAATAGTAAGATAAGTGTGGGAGATGAAGTATTTGGAACAGGTAATAACACCAACCCAACTATCTCATCTATTGCATCAGATAGATTAGCAATCGTATTAAGTAGTGCAATTACTATCGATGCAAACACTACACTCAAGTTTGTTGGTTCAGTAGACCCATCAGATTCATTTGTAATTGCAGAGACAGTTACATTCTATGATGACGGCACTACATCAACATTCTCAGAAGATAAAACAAGTGATGCAAGTTAATTATGACAGACAAAGTAGACCAACAGTTAAATGACCTGTTAGATATTAGTACAGATATAAAGAAGGAAACTGATATAGTAAAACTTCCTTCTCGTTCTGATAATATCGAAACAGATTACAAATATGCCCGTGAGAACCTCTACAACCTCGTAGAACGAGGACAGGATGCAATCGATGGTATCCTTGAACTTTCCAAAGAAACCGAACACCCACGTGCCTACGAAGTCGCAGGACAGTTAATTAAAACTGTGGGGGAGACTGCAGAAAAACTAATTGACTTACAAAACAAACTTAAAAAATTAGAAGGTGAAGATGCACCTAAGACTCAACACAATCATTTATATGTTGGGTCAACTTCAGAATTACAGAAGTTTCTGAAAAAGAACAAAGACTAAATTATGGATGAAGTTTTTATTAGAAGAAAAGACGATAATTTTGTATATAGTGAACATACTGAACAATGTTTTTGGGATTATCATAGGTCAAATGCATATGAACGTTGGATAAAAGAAAACGTTAAAGACAAAGTAGTATGTGATTTGGGTGCAGGTTCAGGCATATTATGTTATCTTGCATACTATTATGGTGCAAGACATGTATATGGAATTGAATTACGTCCAACTGTTGTAGAGACATTGTGGAAAAGATTTGAGGATATACCACAAATAGAAATCATACATAGTGATGTTTTAGAAGACCCATGGCCTGAAGCAGACATATATCTTCATGAATTTATAGGAAATGGATTAGTTGATGAGTATCTAGATGAGTTGATATTTGAATCAAGAAGAAGAGGTTTAGTTGAAAAGATACAACCAAACACAATATCTATAGTAAATGGTAAAGGTAAAAATTATCGTGTGAAAGAAACTCCTACGAAAGAACTATTTGATGCTGGTGGGAGAGATTTTATAGAAAGGTTTGAAGATGAAGTAGGTTTCTTTTACCCACCTTTATTTACAAATGATGTTGGGAATACTACACTTCACTGGGAAGGTCACATAAGAGAGTATGAGAATCATCTTGTTGAAGATAGGGTAGACCTTTGCACTATGAAAGGTGAAGTGTTATGGGAGATGTCTTTTGATGGACAGTTTCCAGTATCAAATTGGTCACAACCCAATACTCACTGGACAATCGACAAATGGAATATAGACAATGGTACAACCGAAGAACGAAGGTTACTTAGGTAACACACTCATTAAACGTGCTGGTATAGACCATCAGTACGATGAAAAAGAGTTAAAAGAATACATAAAGTGTTCCAAAGACCCCTGTTACTTTATCGAATCTTACACTCAAATTATCTCACTTGACGAAGGTTTGGTTCCATTTAAACTACGTGGTTATCAGTCAGGACTAATAGAACACTACAATACAAATAGATTTAATGTAGTACTTGCATCACGTCAGAGTGGTAAGTCCATCACATCCTGTGCATATTTACTGTGGTTTTTACTCTTTCATCCTGAAGTAAACGTTGCTATCCTTGCAAACAAAGGTGCAATTGCAAGAGAGATGATTGCACGTCTCGTAACCATGTTAGAGTCTGTTCCATTCTTTTTACAGCCTGGAGTTAAGATTCTCAACAAAGGTTCAATTGAATTTGCAAACGATTCTAAAGTCGTTGCAGCTGCAACATCTTCATCATCCATTCGTGGTATGTCAATCAACCTACTATACCTCGATGAGTTTGCATTCGTTGAAGGTGCAGAAGAGTTCTACACATCAACATATCCTGTGGTAACCTCAGGTAAAGATTCAAAGGTTATCATCACTTCTACTGCAAACGGTGTGGGTAATATGTTCCACAAGATATACGAAAGTGCAGTACATGGTCAATCAGAGTACAAACACTTCACTATTAACTGGTTTGATGTCCCTGATAGAGATGAAGAATGGAAGAAAATGACCATTGCAAACACCTCAGAGGCACAGTTTGAACAAGAATATGGTAATAGTTTCTTAGGTACTGGTTCGACACTTATTAACTCAGATACCCTACTAGGAATGCGTGCTGTGGACTGTGAATGGGGTCGTGACGGTGTTTCTGTCTATGAACTACCTCAACCTGACCACAACTATGTATGTACCGTAGACGTGTCCTCAGGACGTGGATTGGACTATTCTACGTTCACTGTTATAGACGTATCAGTCAAACCATTTAGACAAGTACTATGTTATAGGGACAATATGATATCAAGTATGTTGTTGCCTGACATAATTAATAAATACGTTAGACCTTACAACGAAGCATTAGTTATTATTGAAAATAATGCAGAAGGTTCCATGGTTGCAACACAATTACACTATGATATAGAGTATCCAAATGTGTTTGCACAAGGGTTACAAAAGGCGTCTGATATAGGTATAACTATGAACAGACGTATTAAAAGAGTTGGTTGTTCTACTCTCAAAGAATTATTAGAAGAGAATAGACTTTCAGTAGTTGACCGTGCAACTATAACTGAATTGATGACGTTTGTTATCAAAGGAAACAGTTATGAAGCAGACCGTGGATATAATGATGACACTGTTATGAATCTAGTGTTGTTTAGTTGGTTTGTGACAACAGAACAGTTCACATACCTTACAGACCGTGCAGTAAAGGATTTATTGTATGCAGAACAACAAAAAATGATTGAAGATGACCTTTTACCTCCAGGCTTCTTCCACCAAGAAGAAGAAAACATAAGTTTTGTAGACACTAATGGAGATAGATGGTTCACTGAACAATAAATAACGATGTTAAAAGTAATAAACTTATAAATAAAACTGTAAGAAAACTTTTTACATTAACAGGAGAAAAAGTATGGCATTTCAAGTATCACCAGGCGTACAGGTCTCAGAGATAGACCTTACAAATGTTGTGCCAGCAGTTTCATCTACTACAGGTGCATTTGCTGGTTCATTTCAATGGGGCCCTGTTGATGAAGTAGTAACAGTTTCAGATGCGAAAAGTTTAGTCGATACATTCTACGAACCTGAAAATAGTGACGCTGGAGCTGAAGACTTTTATTCAGCAGAGTCGTTTCTAAGATATGGTTCGTCACTTAGAGTGGTGAGGGCCAATAAATCAGGTCTTCAAAACGCTAATGGATTGGGTGGGACTCAACTAATCAAAAATGAATCTAATTACCAAGATATCGCAAGAGATGGTTCTCTTAGTGGTACTATGGGTAACTGGGCAGCAAGATATGCTGGTGCTTTAGGTAATTCACTTAAAGTTTCAGTATGTGCAAGTTCAGATGCATATTTTAAAAGTGGTGAGACAACAGTTTCCTCAGAAGAGGTTTCAGGTCAAACTACAATTTCTTTAACTGCCGCAGACGGATTTACAGTTAGAGATATCATTAAATTTGCAAACCATAATACACAGTATAGAGTAACCGAAGTTGATACAGCTGCAGACACCGTTGTTGTCGAAGCATTGAATCAACCTGCAGGAACAGGTCTTACAGAGACCGTACCTGCTGCTACATCAGTAGATAGGTATTGGGAGTTCTACAAATTATTCAACAAAGCTCCAGGCAAATCTGCTTCTGCTCTTTCAGCAGGAGGTTCAGATGACGAGATTCATGTAGTTGTAGTAGACGAAGACGGTAGTATTTCAGGAACTGCAAACACAGTTTTAGAGACATTTGGTTTCGTATCTCTCGCATCAGACGCTAAAGATTCAAACGGTAACTCAAATTACTATAGAGACGTAATCGAAAGATTATCTCAATGGGTATGGTGGACAGGACATTCAACTGCAATGGTCACATCCGCTAACGAACATAGAACACACGTTACATCAGCAACAACTGCATTCTTAAGACCTTCAGCACCTGAAAACTCATCATTGAGTGCTGGTGCAAATGGTAATGCAATGACTGCTGGAGAAAAATACGGTGCATGGCAAGACCACTTCGAAGATGCAGAGTCAACAGACATTTCATTCTTAATTATGGGTTCAGTTGCAGGTGATTCACTTGCAGATTGGACATCAATTGTTAACCAAGGTATCTTAATCTGTGAAAACAGAAAAGATTGTATGTTAGTTGCTTCACCATTAAGAAAAGACTGTCTTGGTACAGCAAATGCTGAACAAGGTCACGTAGCACCTACTTCAGAGTCTAACAGAAATGTTAACGTTGTAGAAACAGTAAACACTGCAAGTTCATCATCTTATGTTGTGTTTGACTCAACATGGGTGTATCAGTACGATAGATTCAATGATAGATACGTATGGATTCCTGCAAACCCCCATACTGCAGGTATTATGTCAAGATCAGACCTTCTTAGAGACCCATGGTTCTCACCTGCAGGTTTCTCAAGAGGACAGTATCTAGGAATCACAAAACTTGCTCACAATCCAAAACAAGCATCAAGAGATGACCTATACCGTGCAAGGGTTAACCCTGTGGTTACATTCCCAGGCCAAGGTACAGTGTTATTCGGTGACAAAACTGGATTAACAACAACAAGTGCATTCGACAGAATTAACGTCAGAAGATTATTCATTGTACTTGAGAAAGCAATCGCAACTGCTGCTAAAGCACAACTCTTTGAATTCAACGATGCATTCACAAGAGCACAATTTAGAAGTGCAGTAGAACCTTTCTTAAGAGACGTGAAGAATAGAAGAGGACTAGTAGATTACTCAGTAGTTTGTGACGAAACAAACAACACTGATTCAGTGATTGATAGAAACGAATTTGTTTGTTCAATCTTTGTGAAACCTGCTAAGTCTATTAACTTTGTAACTTTAAACTTTGTTGCCACAAGAAGTGGTGTACAGTTTGAAGAAGTATACAGTGCAGTTTAAGGGAGAAATAAATGGCAACTATAGACCAATTTAAAGCACAATTAATCGGAGGTGGCCCACGTGCTAACCGATTTAGAGTGTTCTTACCTCGTGCAGGTAATAAGATAGAATTCCTGTGTAAAGCTGCACAAATACCACCTGCAACAATCGGAGTAGTACCTGTAAACTTTAGAGGTCACATTCTGAAACTTGCTGGAGATAGAACCTTCGAACCATGGAGTGTTACTATCATCAATGACGTTGAGTTCTCTGCAAGAACTGCTCTTGAAGCATGGCAAACAGAAATTCAGGCATTAGATAGTGGTGAAGGTGCAACAGACACTGATTACTTATTATCACGTGCATACGTAGAACAATTAAACAAAGACGATTCAGTCCTAGCGAGATATGAATTCTTCAACATGTTCCCTACTTCAATCGGTGCAATCGAACTTTCTTACGAAACAGTAGATGCATTAGAAGAGTTTACAGTTGATTTTGAATTCTCTCACTGGGAAAGAGTAGTCTAAAACAGTGAATAACATCTCCTTTGGGGTGTTATAAATATTAGTATGGAATTATTTGGGTTTGAAATAACTCGTAAAAGAGACGAGTTAAGAACAACGGAGGTCAAAGGGCCTTCGTTTGTTCCACCTGTAGACGATGACGGAACACCTGTCATACAGACACAACCAGGCGGTTTTATTACTGGTGGTGCCTATGGGTCTTTTGTAGATTTTGATGGTAACATTAGGAATGAGGCAGAACTCATTCGTAGATACAGAGAAGTCTCATTAGTACCTGAGTGTGACTCTGCCATCGAAGACATTATTAATGAGTGTATCACATCTGATTCATCTGATAGGATTGTTTCACTCGATCTCAGAGATGTTAAACTCTCTGATGGTATCAAGAAAAAGATACAAGACGAGTTTGCTTACATCCTATCCTTAATGAAGTTCAATCAGAACTCTCATGAAATTTTCAGAAAGTGGTACGTTGACGGAAGAATCTATCTGCATAAGGTAGTGAATTCGTCACGTGAGAAAGCTGGTATTGTAGATTTACGAATCATTGACCCTTTAAAAATTAAAAAGGTTCGTAACGTAGAGAAAGAAAAAGACAAAAAGGGTATAGAAAAGATTACGAAGATTGAAGAGTACTTCATCTTCAACGACAAAGGTTTTGACAAAACAGGGAGTGCAGGTGAAGGTGCAACCCTGAAAATTGCACCTGAGGCAGTAACATATACAACTTCAGGTCTGTTAGATTACACTAAAAATGTTGTAATCGGATACCTTCACAAAGCATTGAAGACTGCAAATCAGTTATCAATGATGGAAGATGCACTTGTTATCTATAGGATTTCAAGGGCACCTGAAAGAAGAATTTTCTACATTGATGTAGGTAACCTTCCAAAGGCAAAGGCGGAACAATATCTTGCCGATGTTATGAACAAGTACAGAAACAAACTTGTTTATAATGCACAAACAGGTGAGATAAAAGATGACCGTAAACATATGTCTATGATGGAAGACTTGTGGTTACCGCGTAGAGAAGGTGGAAGAGGTACAGAAATTAGTACACTTCCAGGCGGACAGAATCTTTCAGAGATTGAAGATATAGAATACTTCAAGAAGAAACTATATCAGTCTCTGAATGTTCCTAGAAGTCGAATGGAGGCAGACAATGGTTTTAACATGGGTCGTGCTTCTGAGATATCTAGGGACGAATTGAAGTTTAATAAGTTTACGAATAGACTTCAAAAGAAATTTGCAAGAGTGTTTGTTGATGTATTAAAAACACAACTTGTACTTAAAGAGATAGTCTCTGCAGAAGAATTTGATGCAATCAAAGACTTCATACAGTTTGATTATGCAACTGACAACCACTTTACAGAGTTGAAAGATGCAGAAATCATGAGAGAAAGACTTGACACATTAAGTCAAGCACAAGAATACATTGGTAAATACTTTAGTCATGAGTATGTACGTAAATACATACTTAGACAAACAGAAGATGAAATAATCGTCCTCAATAAACAGATTGAAACTGAGAAAGAGGAAGGTGGTGATGACGAAGATGACTTCGGAGGATTTTAATAAATGAACGATTTAAGTAGAAAAGTTGTAGACCAAATAGAACAAGGTCAATGGAACGATGCAAAGGAAACTGCTTTTGATGGTATCAAACAGAAAGCTGCAGAAGTTGTTGACATGAAGAGAGTTGAAATGCAACTAGATTGGATAAACAATCCAACACAAGAAGGTGACGATTCCGAATGAAAACGTTTGCATCAATGTCAAAAGAGTTGAACGAAGCAAAGTTCAAAGCACCTCGTGACCAAAAAGAGGTTAAGAGAGACATTGAGAAAGTCGGTGGAAAGAAGATTGAAATAGTCTTCACACAAGACAAGAAAGGGAAGATTCATGTCTACCTAAACGGTGATGATTTCACTGGAGGTAACCCTTATAAAGACATGAAACAAGCAGAAAAAGAAACAAAGGACATGAAGAAAATAATGTTACAAATGTCCTACGATGGAATCAATACTGGAGATATATTAGATGAAATTAATATCAGAATTTAACGATTACGCTGTATCACCTATTATCGTTGAAGAGAACGAACAGGGTAAAAAAGAATACTTCATCGAAGGTATCTTCATGCAGTCAGAAATAAAGAACAGAAATGGACGTGTCTACCCTAAAGAAGTAATGCAGAAAGAGGTAGGACGTTATGTCAAAGAATTCGTTGAGAAAGGTAGAGCATTTGGTGAGTTAGGTCATCCTGACGGGCCAACTATCAATCTTGACAAAGTGTCACACTTAATTACTAAATTGGAAGAAGATGGAAATAATTATGTGGGACGTGCAAAAATTTTAAGTACACCAAACGGTCAAATCGTAAGAAATTTAATCGATGATGGTGCAAAATTGGGTGTTTCTTCAAGAGGTCTAGGTTCACTAGAACAGAAGGGTGGCGCTCAATACGTGAAAAGTGACTTCCAACTTGCAACTGCAGGTGATATTGTTGCTGACCCATCCGCTCCTGAGGCATTTGTCGAAGGTATAATGGAAGGTGTTGAATGGATATATGAAAATGGTATCCTGAAAGCACGTGAAGTAGAAGAGATGAGAGAAACAATTAAGTCTGCAAAACATAATAAATTGCAGGAAGTTAAATTAAATGCATGGAAAAGGTTTGTTGAAAACCTTTAACATATAAATAAATAATATAAAACTCAAACAGGAGAAAAGAATGGCAGAGTTAGATAAAAACCTAGAAACAGTTGAAGAAACTGTGGAGGCTATTGAGGAAGGTCAACAACCTGATTCAAAAGCAGAAAAGGGTGACAAAGCGCCTGTAAAACAAGGTTCATCTGATGCCGCTAAAATTGAAAGTGGTAAAGGTGAAGTCGTCAAACCTGAAGAAAATCCTGTTGACAAAGCAGTTGCATCCGTCAAGTCTGCTGAGAAAGGTACTAAAGAAGTTAGTGGTGATTCTCAACAGAAAGGTGAGGGTAAACCTGATGCACAACCTAAATTGAAAAAAGTTTCAGAGGGCGAAGATTCTGAAAAGGATTCACCATCTAAGATGGAAACAATTAAGGCAATGGTCAACGCAATGAAGGGTATGGATAAAGAAAAACTTCAGGCAATGTACTCTAAAGTCAAAGATGACGAAGAGGAAGTTGACGAATCCTTAACAAAGGCAGAAATCGCTCGAAACATCGTTGAACTTATGAAAAAGAAAGAAGACGATGATGTTAAAAAAGTTATGTCTGAAATGGAATCAGATGAAGACGAAGTCGAAGACGAAGATGATGAGGAAGAAAAAGTAGATGAGCAATTGTCTGCAGACCTCGAATCAGAGTTAGTAGAGATGGAAATAGATGACGACCTATCTGCAATCTCAGAAGCTCTTGACTTATCAGAAGAAAACACTGAAAAAGCAAGAACTATCTTTAAAGCTGCAGTGTCTTCTAAAGTCTCAGAAATCAAGACAGAACTTGAAGAACAATACAACGAACAACTAAAAACCTCGACAGAAGAAGTCAAGAACGACCTTGCAGAAGCAGTGGACAAGTACATGACTTATTGTGCAGAAGAGTGGACGAAAGAAAACGAACTTGCAATCGAAAGAGGTTTGAGGTCAGAAATGACAGAAAACTTTATCGAAGGTTTAAAAACATTATTCGTAGAACACTACGTTGATGTTCCTGAAGACAAGTACGATGTCATTGACGAACTCGCAAATCGTCTCGATGAGATGGAAGCAAAACTTGACAGTGAAGTCCAAAAAAATATGGAAATAACTGAAGAGAATGATTCACTCAAGAGAAGTAACGTGATCAGAGAAGCCTGCAAAGACTTAACTGAATCACAAAAAGAGAAGATGGTTTCATTATCAAATGGTGTAGACTTCACAGATATCGAAGACTTTAGTGATAAAGTTAACGAACTCAAAGAAGCATACTTTCCAGTTGAAGGTGAAACAATTGCAGAAGAAACAAAGGTAGAGGAAGGAACAGGTACTTTAGAAGAAGAAGCATCTTCAGATAAAGTAGTTGACCCAACAATGTCTAAGTATGCTACTGCAATATCTAAATTAAAACCATTAGGTTAATTTAAAGGGGAAACTTAAAAAATGTTTTTATCAGAAAACTTACAAGAAAAGTGGCAGCCTATTCTAGAACACTCTGATCTTCCTGAGATCAAAGACAACTACAAGAAAGCAGTCACAGCAGTAATCCTTGAAAACCAAGAGAAAGCTCTTAACGAAGATAGAGCATCTCTTCAAGAAGCTGCACCTTTAAATGCTACTGGTAGTTCTGCAATTTCTAACTGGGATCCAATCTTAATCTCATTAGTACGTAGAGCTATGCCAAATCTCGTTGCTTACGACATTTGTGGTGTTCAACCAATGACAGGCCCAACAGGTCTTATCTTTGCCATGAAGGCAAGATATAATGACTATCCTTCTGCTGGAAGAGAAAGTCAATCTGAAGCTATGGGTATCAACGAAGTTAGAACTGGGAACTCTGCATCAGCAGGCCCAAATAGTTCAGCTGGTGTTGATGCTGATCCATCAGGCGACCCATTCGCAGGTGGATATGATACAGATACAGTCGGTGGTATGAGTACTGCAACTGCAGAAGCATTAGGTGATTCATCATCTAACGCATTCAACGAGATGTCATTCACAATTGAAAAAGCAACTGTGACTGCCAAATCCAGAGCATTAAAAGCAGAGTACACACTCGAACTTGCACAAGACCTTAAAGCAATCCACGGTCTAGATGCAGAATCAGAACTTGCAAACATTCTTTCATCAGAAATCCTTGCAGAAATCAACAGAGAAGTTGTTAGAGAAGTAAACCTTCAAGCTAAAACAGGTGCCTCAGGTACTGCTGTTTCAGGTACTTTCAACTTAGACGTAGATGCAAACGGTAGATGGTCAGTAGAGAAGTTTAAAGGATTGTTATTCCAAATCGAAAGAGAATCAAACGTAATCGCTAAAGAATCAAGAAGAGGTAAAGGTAACTTTATCCTTTGTTCTTCAGACGTAGCGTCTGCTCTTTCAATGGCTGGTGTATTAGATTACGCACCTGCATTATCAACTAACTTAAACGTTGACGACACAGGCAATACTTTTGCTGGTGTATTAAACGGTAGAGTTAAAGTATACATCGACCCATATGCTGGTGTTGATTACTTAACAGTTGGTTACAGAGGGTCTAACCCTTATGATGCTGGTATGTTCTATTGCCCATACGTTCCATTACAAATGGTACGTGCCGTTGGTGAGAATACATTCCAACCAAAAATTGGTTTCAAAACAAGATACGGAATGGTATCTAACCCATTCGTAGGTTCAACACCTTCAAATGGTCTTGCAGCCAATGGTTCAAACTTCTACTACAGAAAATTAGCAGTGTCTAACATTCTGTAAACAAAGTTTACGAACTTTAAAGGGACTCTTCGGAGTCCCTTTTTTTTGACCTAAATAAAAGGTAGTCATGGTGACTACAATTACACATACACACACAGGAGAAAAAAATGAGTAATACTAAATCAGGGTACGAAATCCGTGCCGACTTACTTAATCTAGCAGAGAGTCTTATTATCAATAACATTGAGAATGAGAGACAAACCATTTATTCATGGAATGATAATCATGCTGAGTCTAAAAAGGAAATCCCTTTAAGAACTTACACTGCTCAAGATGTTATTGAAACTGCAAAACAGTTTAATGATTTTGTAAACGATAAATAACATAAATAGTATTATGGGGTAGATTTCCTACCCCATTTTAGAAGGAACAAATATGACAGATTATGAAAAAACATTGAGAGTGATGGAAGGGCCGTGGGAAACAAAAGCATTTCCAAATGGTCAAGAAAAAAGAGAGGGTCTAATTAATAGAAAAATTATCACACTATACCAACAAGACGGTTATCTTTGTGAAGAAACAGTCACGAGAGAATATAGAGGTGATGATTACTTTGACACTACTCAAACAAAGAGAGTATTAAAACTTGACAACTAGTATAAACAAATCCATTCTTAACAAGAACAATTTTAGATTGTTAATAGACAAAGTACCCACAGTAGAGTACTATGTAAAGTCTGTTAACATACCAGGCATGTCATTCTCAGAAACTACTTCTGCTGCAGGGGTGGGTTTAGATGCATATTTCCCTGGCGATAAAGTGTCATTTGATACACTTGATGTCACGTTCTTGGTAGACGAAGACTTAGAGAACTTCAAAGAAATTTACGATTGGATGGATGCAATTGTTCCTATTGCAAATCCTGAAGCATACTCTGCATATGTAGATTCAATTAAAACTGGTTCAGGTACTTACAGTTCAGTAGAGAATGACCTAAACCAATACAGTGACATTACACTAGTAATGAACACTAACAAAAACATTCCCAATAGATTCTTCAGATTCCATGACTGTTTCCCTATCTCATTAGGTGCATTAGAATTAGAATCAGGTGCAGAAGCAGAAGCAGTATCGACCACAGTGTCATTCAGATTCACATACTACGAGATAGAATCCTCTTCCTAAAACACCATAAATATGGTATAATAGTAGAAAATACTACTATTGGATTTTTATATTATGAATTTAGATGAAATTAAAGAGATGTGGAAAGTCGATTGTGAAGTCGATGATATTGAATTAGATAAGTCCTCATTAGAAGTCCCTAGACTTCATGCAAAATACTCAGACTTACTATCCAGTAAGCTCATACTCTTAAAACAATATCAGATGAAATACGATACACTACTTAAAGATAAGTGGTTATGGTATAATGGAAAGATGGATGAGAATCGTATCAAAGAACTGGGATGGAATCCTGACCCATTTGACGGACTCAAAGTCATGAAGAATGACATGAATATCTTTTATAATTCTGATGAAGATTTACAGAAACTAAATGTCAAGATTGAGTATCTTAAGATTACTATTGATTTTCTTAAAGAGTGTATGCAAAATATCACTTGGAGACATCAAACTATTAAGAACACAATTGATTGGCGTAAATTTATGAGTGGTGCCTAATGATATTACATAATAATTGTTCGTTTATTCCAAGTTTTTTTACAAATGAAGAGGTTGCTTTAATTCATAGAGAAGCAGATAACATACCATTAGAAAGTGGGAGGGTTGGATTTGCAGAAGGTGACCCTGATGAATTAAAGGAAGATTTTAATGTAAAAAATGAAATTCGTCAATCTGAAGTCAAGTGGTTTGGTAAAGATGGACATGAAATGCCTGAATCCATTGTAAACAAGATTCATGAAGGTGTTGGTATTATGGTACAAGAAAGTGGATGGAGTTCTTGGGAATATGATTACTTAGAACCTCTTCAATACACCATATACAATTATAGACCTGATGCACCTACAGGAGATTTTTACACATGGCATACAGACGCAGGGCCTGACCAATATGAGACTGGAGGATTACGTAAGTTAAGTTTTTCTATTCAGTTATCTCATCCTGATGAATACGAGGGTGGTCACTTTGAATACATAGACAGTAAGATAGCATTTGATAAAATCATGCCAAATCAAAAGGTAATAGAACTTGAAGATATTGTTCAACCTTTACCATTCTCTGCAAAGGAGAAGGGTAGCATAATTGTCTTCCCCTCATTCGTACATCATCAAGTTAAACCTGTTACAAGTGGTACACGCATATCTTTAGTAGGATGGTTAGTAGGTAAACCATACGTTTAATATGGAAAGAGTAACGGTTCGTAAAGTCGATGATGTCTTTATGCAGGTTAATTGTGATGACTCTCTTGCACGTGACCTTTACGACTTCTTTTCTTTTACAGTGCCAGGCGCAAAGTTTATGCCGTCCTATAAAAATAAATTTTGGGATGGTAAGGTACGACTGTTCTCATTAAAAACTAAAAAGATTTATATCGGACTACTACCATATGTTGATGAGTTCTGTAGAGAACGAGGATTTGAATTCGGTGGTATAGAAGATGTTATTGGTGATAAGACACTACTAACAGATGAAGACATTGACTTCTTTTTACATGGAGATGATTTAATCCCTGGCTTGGGTCTTCCATTTGAACCACGTGATTATCAGATTGATGCATTTAGAACTGCAGTGCAGTACGGTAGACAACTTCTACTATCACCAACTGCAAGTGGTAAGTCTTTAATTATCTACATGTTGTGTAGATGGTTTGAAGGTGAAATGTCTCTACCTAATTGTAAAACTATTATTATCGTCCCAACTACTTCACTTGTAGAACAGATGGCGAAGGATTTTGAAGAATATGGATATGATAAAGACATTTGTAAAATTTATAGCGGTCAACCTATATTTCCTGCTGACATTACGATATCGACATGGCAGAGTTTTAGTAAAGCACCTAAAGAAGTCTTGCAAGGATTTGACGTAGTAATCGGAGACGAAGCACACTTATTCAAAGCACAAACACTCAAAGGTATTCTAGAGAAGATGAAGAATACTGCAATACGTATCGGTACTACAGGTACACTTGATGGAAGTGAAGTGCATAGACTACAACTAGAAGGATTATTTGGGCCTGTCAAAAAGGTCATATCAACTGCAAAACTAATTGAAGACGGTACGATTGCAGACCTACAAATAGATTGTGTCATACTTCGTCATACTAAACAAAAGAAGATGTCCTACCAAGATGAAATGGATTACTTGGTAAGCCATGTTGGACGTAATCAGTTCATTACCAATTTAGTTGCATCCCTAAAGGGTAATACACTTGTCCTATTTCAATACGTGGAGAAACATGGTGAGGTGTTATATCCCATGTTAGATGGCAGAGTACAAGACTTACATTATGTATACGGTGGAACTGATACTGAAAGTAGAGAAAAGGTTAGAGAGATTGTTGAGAAATCTGACAATAGTGTCATACTAGCATCATACGGAACTTTCTCCACAGGAGTTAATATCAAACGAATCGACAACATTGTATTTGCATCACCATCCAAGTCACGTATCAGAAACCTACAGTCTATTGGTAGGGGGTTACGTAAGACTGAAGGGAAAGATAAGATGAGATTGTTTGATATTGCTGATGACCTACAATGTGAGAACTTTACGTTGAATCACTTGAAAGAACGAATAAATATATACAATGAGGAACAATTTCCATACGAGATTCAACAGTTCGAACTGAAAGATGACTAGCCCAAGAGATTTAAGTTTAATCCCAACAAAGTACGAAATACTTCGTCTTGATACAGGTCAAGAAGTGATAGGTATGACTCGACAAAATGGTAACATTGTTGAAGTAACTCTACCTATGATTTGTCATTTATCAGTAACAATGAGAGGTAAAACTCTTGCAACATTCTATCCGTATTCCCCCCTAACCTCAGATACAGTTGTGAAGATTCCTGAAGAAATGATTCTTCATAGAAACAAAGTCAATCCTCAAGTTGTGCCGTTGTATGACAATGCATCAACCAGTTGGTTAACTATGTTAGAAAACAAAAGTATACCACTTGCAAATAAGTTATCAAAAGATGATAACGTAGATGTACGAAACAATGTAGACGAACTTATAAGACAACTCTATGAAGATAAACATATGGCAACAGAAGAGGAGTTTTTGGAAATGATGGAACGTGAGTATCTAAAAAGTCAAGAGGATGAGAATGACCCATATGAAAAATTCAAAAGATTGACCTTACCAAAAGACAAGAAAAAAATTCACTAAATTCAGTTTGTTAGAACTCAAAGTTTTATAAATATCCACGTGTATAACGTGGTGTTATATCATATTATTAATGGAGTTTATAAAAGAAAGTGACTGAATTAGTCAAAAAATTAAAAAAAGTAGATAGTCAAACATTTGTGGAGGGAATGGAAGTAGGTGTTCTCGTGTGTGTGTTTGTAATATGCACAATGGCAGTTGCACCTATCGTCTAACATGGAAGTAATAGTAGTATCAGTTTTATCGATAATCGTTAGTTATTTTTATTTGAAGTATGCGCCTATGAATGATATCAGAGGTGCAATTTATTATGCAGAACACTGTGCAAATCAGAAACACAAAAATGAACCAGTTGGAACTACCACTAAATAAACCGAAGGATGCAACTCCTGAAGAGGTTGCAGAATGGAGAGGAACAGATTTCTTTTCGAAAGGTGATTTCGATGTTATGAAACTTTTTGTCGTCATTCCTGCTGTAATTCAGGTGGTCATGTTTGGTTTCATGTTGGGTGTATTTTATATAAACAATCTCTTTATATAATATATCCCCTGTGGGACATAATCATTTTATCATAGATTTCTGAAATCACAAGGGGTTTTTTAAAAAAACTTCATATAAATACTAGATAATGGTAGAACTCACCAACGAAGCAATTACTCAAATTTTGTCGTTACAAGAAAAGGATGCATTTAAGTACATCAGAGTTGGTGTTACTGGTGGTGGTTGTGCTGGTTTTGAATACATCTTTGATAGCAGTTTAGATGCTAACTTAGATGATACAGTAATTGATTATGGAAAATTCTCTATCCTAATTGATAATCATAGTGTACAATATATAGAAGGGATGACACTAGATTATGTCAAAGAAGGACTCAACTCTTTCTTCAAATTCATAAACCCTAAAGAGGTAGCATCATGTGGATGTGGGGTTTCAGTAAACTTTAATATTTGAAAAAACCCCTTGTAGAATGAGGGGTTATGGTGTATAGTATACGTATGACTACTAAAAAACCTAACGAACACTATGTTAACAACAAAGAGTTCACACAAGCAGTCTCCGAGTTTAACATTGCATGTAAACTTGCAGAAGAAAAGGGGGAAACCCCACCAAGGATGACAGAGTACATAGGAGAGTGTATCTATAAGATTGCTACACGTCTATCTACACGTCCAAACTTTATCAACTATACGTACAGAGACGAAATGATTTGTGATGCAATCGAAAATTGCATTCAGTATATTGGTAATTTTAATGCAGAAAAATCTAACAATGCATTCGCATATATCACACAGATTTGTTACTATGCATTTCTAAGACGTATTCAAAAGGAAAAGAAACAAGTCTTTATCAAACAACAAGCTATCGATGCAACCAACATTACTATGGATGCATACGATACAATCGATGGTGTTCATAATCCTGAATTCACTAATACAAACATTGAGTGGATGCAAGAGAACATGAACAGAGTCGAATATGAACCAAGAAAATCAAAGAGAACAAAAAAATCTACATCAACATTAGATAAATTTACTGAATGAAAATAGCATTGCTGAACGATACCCATTGTG